TTCTGGTCCAAACGCCGAACCGTATGTTCCATGATTATTACAAGTATTGGCATAGGAAATAATGCCAGAAGAGAAGAGACGAATTACTCCACTACGTCCAGAATATGTTTGTCCTGTAGATGTGGTGTAAGACAGGTTCTGTGTTGCAGATTCTTGGCCTTCGTACAACTGCTGTTCTCGCGTGTAGTTCTTATCGGTTACATAAGAATACGAATCGCCAGAGGTGGCATCGGTGCCAGTCATTGTGTATGGCCCAATGCCTTGCTTGCCTAGAACCGCACATTGGGTTCGGCTTGCCAATGAACCTAGGGTTACTTTTGCTGCCGCAGTTGACTCAAAAACAGGCGACAATGCTTGGGCCGGGGTAGCCATAGGCACAAACATTGATATCAAAAAAGCTGGAGCTAATATCCAAGCCCCTTTACGAAAGCGTATGCGACTACCACGATCATTAATCTTAATTTTTTTCAAAGCTAAGCTAAGCTTGTTAATAATACTCAACTGATTACCCCTTCAGCTAGATATCATAAATAGTAAAGCTGGATTAGCTTAGGATAACTTTACATGAATGTTTAATTATGCTACTATTGTGTACTGCTCCAGCAATAAAAATGCAAAGGGAAAACACTATGTATGACGAGTCGTTTAGAAAAAATCCAAATATAGAACAACTGGCGCCAAAACTTTTTATTTATAGAAATTTTATAAAAGGTGATTTATTAAATAAAATAAATTCTATTTTAAAACCGCATATAAATAGTCCAAAAATTTCTCATAATGTTGATTGGTATGAGAATAGAATGACAACTTTTATTCCTGAAATACATGAAGTTTGGGAGCTTGCCAGTGAATTAATTTACCCAGAGCTGTCAATGCATCCGCAGCTCTGTTTGATAAGAGCAAAAGTTGGCGATTCAGGAATGTATCATCATGCAGATGCGCCAGGTAAACCACATGAAGATTGTGGGCCGACTTGTGGAACATGTGATATAGCGTCAAGTGTTTTAATATCTCCTGACAGATGGCAAACTTGCTGTAGATTGCATTATGGTCTTATTGTTTATTTTGGTGATTTTGAAGGTGGAGAAGTCTATTATCCAAATTTTAATAAAAACGCAGAATTTATAGGAAACTTTAGTTCCCTTGAAAAAGGTGAGGAACTACGTGTTAAACCAGGAAATGGTGATCTCATAATTCATGGTGCACATAGCGATTACTGCCATGGGACAAAGGAAATTACAAGTGGTATGCGCTTTTCTTTTTCTAATTTTGTCATTCCATCACATACTAATCCTGGAACATTTTACAACTATAAAACAAAAGAATATTATGATCAAATAAAGCACATAAAAGAAAGCCCAAAAGACATATGGTCAACTTGGTGTGATGCTGTTAACGGTTTTACTTGGGAAGAACCGCCAGCTGTAGTAGAAGATAAAAAAAATGGTATATCTGGAGTAAGATATAGAGATCTAGATCTAGATTAAAGGTTTAAGTTAATGAGATTACATTGGATGCATGTTCATGGTGATTCTGACCTAGATGGCCTAACGCGTATTTCGGAAACAGTAAACTCGTGTAACTATCATTCGATCCTTCTTGTTTATCATTCAACTGCGGATGATTATTGGATTAAATGCGCAAATATAATAAATAAAGAACATAAATTTAAATATCATATTGCAATAAGAACCTATTCTATTAGTCCAGAATATTTTGTTATGATGTATAAGTCATTTAATGAAATTCAAAAAAATAGAATAATGTTTAACATCGTAGCTGGTGATCTTCAAGATCATGAATCATCTATAGATAATATTACTTTTGGTAAAGAAAACTTTGACACCTCTGAAAAAAGAGTAGAATATACACGCATGTGGATAAAAAAAGTTTTACAGTTAATTAAAAAAGAATACATAGATGTTCCTGAGATTGTTATGTCGGGAACATCAGAAAAAACTCTTGATTCAGCCGCTGAATTTGCTGACTACACTCTTTGCATGTCAGATTCCTATGTTTTTAATCCGGAATTTTTCCAAAGAAATAAAAAAAGAATGGTATCTGCTGCTCTAATAATAAGAGACACCTATGAGGAAGCAGAACGTATTGTAAATGAAATTGACCATAAGCATCAGAAGGAGTGGACGATTTTTGGAACAGAACGACAAGTTATAAAAAAAATAAAATACCTAGAAAGTATTGGGGTAACAGATCTAATGATACGAACTCATAGAAATGATGACCAATACAATCTAATACATGACTTAGTAAAAAAGAACCAGGGAGTGATTTAACAAAATGAAAAAAATATATTTAATTGGAGACTGTCATTTATCTAGAGTTTCTGAACATTATGAAGAAAATAACAATAAAATTGATATGGTATTCTGGGCTAAAGCCGCTAAGAAAATTTGGGACTTAGATTTTAAAACAATGTACGACGAAGGTGAACTATCTTCAGGAAAAGAAGAACAAAGATTCCATGAAGACGGTGTGATTCCTTTTTCAGATATAAAAGATGATGGTATAATTTTTTCTTGGTTTGGATATGTAGATATAAGAACATTCTTATCAAGATATATTAATGCGGACTCGGTGGCTCAAAAATATATAAAACAACTTACAAGTACATTTAAAAATTCTGAAATAGTGATAATAGAACCGCTTCCTCAATTTACCGAAATGTTATTAAAATATGAAGGCATCAGCCCTCACTATACCTACGAGCAGAGACTATATCAAAATCATGATTTTCTAGAGTCTTTACATTTTTATGCAGAAGAAGCAGGGATAAAAAATTTCATTCTTCAATCAGAAATACTTGATTGTTTAGGTGTAACAGAGCTAACCCCTAGCATGACTCATACTAAAGCTCCACATCCGGTAGATGGTCTAAAGGATGAATATAATAAAAAAATATTGGATCTATTTACCCAGAAAGCATTAGCGTTCTAAATAATAAGGGTAGTTTTTTAAATGATTAAATTAAGCAAAGATATTCTTTTGTTTACAAATCTTTTTGAAGATTTAAATAAAATATTTATAGACTTACAAAAGTCTAACTGGCAAATATGGGGCAGAAACAACAATGACCCTAATTCCAGAATTGGCGAATTGGCCTACGTCAGTAATGATAATTACTTATCTGAGCAGATAAAATCTGCCACTCGACAATGCCTAGATGAATATATGAAAGAATTCAATATCGATAACACTCTATATTATTATAACACTGATGGGATTTACGTAAGGAAATGGGATTTTCCCATGAGTGGAATGAGTGTTCATAGAGATTATACTTATGATGATAAAGGAAATGCACAATCGGTTAAATATACCCTATGCGGATATCTTAACGACGATTACGAAGGTGGGTTAATAGAATTTCCAGAGCATGGCATATCCCTTAAACCTCCAGCTGGATCTGCAATAATATTTCCTTCACAAGAGCTACACCTTGTGACAGATCTAGTAAATAAACATAGGTACATGTGGTCTTCTTTTGTTTATTGTAGGTAAATACTTTAATTTGTTTATGTAAACAAAAATCCCCCAACACATTTCTGTGCTGGGGGATTAGAGCATCTGACTTCGTGATGCTAGTATAGCATACTCTGAACAAATTTTGGGTAGGTTTGATCTATTTCATAATATTTTAATGGGAACCTATCGAATGGATCTATCCCATTATTTATTCGATATAAAATAGCTTCATCATTTTTATATTCAGTGATATCGTATTCAGTATGGGCAAATGATTCTATCTTGTTTTTAATCTTTTCCGTTTCACCAAAAAAGGAAAAGTGCCAACCAGCATCAGGTATCGTCTGCCAGTTTCCAGCTCTTAACTCTTGACACGAGTGATTCTCTAGATCTTTAAATCTTGCGACGATTGGTCTAGCACCTTGATTACAATGCTGAGGGACTTGCCAGTTATAATTCCAAAAATACTGCTTAACATCTAACCTAGCTGGCTTTTCAATTACTTTTAATTGGCTAACTATATTTGAATTGACTATTTCATCCGCGTCAGAAATAATTATAATATCTTCTGGTTCGGCTAAGCTAAGGCCTGAGATTATTGCGTTACGCTGATAGTATTCTTTTAGCCAACTGGTATTTACATCCTGAGGAAAGTTTACTTTAACTCTAATAATTTTTTCTTTCCATCTGTCTATCCAGCTTGGAATATTATCAAAGTAAAATGGTTTGGAGCTACCTGTAAATGTTTCTGATGCTTCTACGACTACAAAGTAGTCAACTAGATCGCCAAGTTCCTCTAACCTTATGCGAAGAATATCAACTTCATTAAAGTAAGTAAAGCAATCAAATATTTTCATATACCCTAACATCTTCTCTCTTGAAGAGAGAATATCTTTTTACTTCTTTTTCTAAATCAGGTCTTGCTAAAAGAAAATCAGATAATTTTTCTGCCCAACCATCATGATTGACTATAAAAACAATACCACCAGGAAGCATCGTACACTTTATTTGCTCTGCTATTTGTGAAAGCAAACTCTTATCGTAGATAGGATTATAGTTAATTGATACAAACAAATCTGCGCTTGCTCCAAAGTAAGTGCCGACTTTACCCAAATCCCAATAGTAATTCTCTTCTGTTGAATAATGTTCAGAGTGCATTCTGAATGCACCTATGCCATGTAATGGAGTATGCATTTCATCAAAAAGAGATTTTGTTCTATCGTAGAGGATTGTAAACTTTCTTTCAGGAAAGACATCTCTAATTATATGACAGATGAAATTGTTGTTCAATTTTTTATAGGCTTAAGAGCGTCAACCTTAAGCCAGCCCCATTCATCTCCACGCTTTACATCCAATATTTCAAAACCCATTCTTTCAAAATCATCTTGAAGCATTCTGTGTGTCAAACCTACAAAGTGAAAATCAAAAGGATTTAGTTGTTCTGCAAAAAAAATCTGTTGCATTCTTCTATCGCCATCAAGAGAGTCCATTCCAAGTATTTGATTACATGCCAATAAGAAGTCTGGAACTTCAATTCTAATCATCCCACCAGGCTTAACTATTCTGCACCATTCCGCTAGAACAGCTTGATACTCCTTCCAGGGAAAGTGCTCAAGGCACTCCGAGTTATAGACAATGTCTGCATAGTTATCTGGAAGATCAATCTTACGGGCATCGCAAACTACATCTACTGGAACCAATCTTTGATTAACATGGTCATAAAGTGGTGTTGGATCTATATCAATGTGCGTCCAATCTGGGCCAAGATATGTTCTAGTACCAATTACAACTTTTATGCCTGTACCCTTAGGTATTGTCTCTAGTCTCATTTAGATTATTCTTCCTTTATAAAAATCTTTATATCTTGGGACCTTTATTAGGTCATATTCTCTACCCTCTAAGACTACTACTTCTGGATTAGAGTTAAGTTCAGGCATTCTTATCTTCCAATACTCCTCTAAGTATAGAGCGTTGCATGGCCAATCTTCAAATCTTAAAACATTGGTACTGTGATAACCCATACCCTTACCACAGAAATAAGGAACCCACTTATTCATCCACTCAACAACACCTCGTCCTATTCTAGCATGTGCCTCAGGATCAGTTGTTTGCTTGGCCTGATGTTGAACAGCTACTTCTTTGGCAACGCCCATTTTCCAACCAGCAAGACGAAGTCTAGTTTGATAATCAACTTCATTCTGATGACCTATTTCTTGGTCGAAGTAACCTACATCAGCCATAGCTAACTTTTTTAACATCCAGAAACAACCAGTTCCCCATAAACATTCTGTATATTTATCTCTTTTAATTTCATAAGAGTTATATCCACCACTAAAGACAATACCAAGTTCAAGGTTTCTTGCAAGGTAGCCCCACATAATCTCATCCCAACCTCTGGTGTGTACGGTAGCATCATTGTCCGAGTATGCAACATACTCTGTTTCAGCCCATTCTAATATCTTATTAACTGCACCGGAGTACTTTATATTTACATCTAAATGCATTGGTATAATTCTAGAGTCTCTTGCTGCGTATTGATCTAACAGCTGTCTAACTCTTGGATCCTCTGAAGCATTGTTAACAAGAAGAAGTCTCCACTCTGTGGTGGAATTTTGTACAATGTTTTCTACTGCCGCTTGAATTCCTTCAGGGTTATTGTAACAGGATATCCCAATGTCTAATCTCATGGCTTAATCCACCATGAATTATTTTCATGTCTGACAAATCCTATCTCGATTAGCAACGGATCCCAATCCCATTCAAATCGATTATTGATTGCAAGATGCATAGGGATAGAATTTCCATGCTCTAGATCGCCAATACCAAATGCGTTATTCGGTATGAAGACACCGGTGTTTCTTAGGCAGGCGAAAACTGCACGTGCCCAATCCTCAACGTTAACAACATGCTCGAGAAAGTCTAAAGCAACAACAGCATCGAAGCAATCGCTACCTAGTTTGGGTTCAAAGTTATCTGTAAAAAGAGTTTCTATATTATAATTCCTATACGTTTCACCCCTTTTAAATCTGAACTGTGCAAAACCTGCAGTCTTGCTATTTTTCAAATCATGATACGTTGGGTTCAAACCCTCTTCCGCCATCCTAATACAAAGGCTACCAATTCCATCTCCAAGACTAAGAACATCTTTCTTGCCGGAATTCACAAGGCCCAAAGATATACCTTCACACATGCCAGAATAATTAAACCCAGGATCAAGATGGTAGGCCGAGAGCTCCCAAATATAAGAGTCTGTGTTCCTATACCAAGATAATAAAGAATCAGGGTTATTGACATCTGTATTTGCGTCATTAAAATCTTTTGCTACTTCATGATGATTGAAGTGGAATCCTTTCTCCAATCTCTGTCTAGTGTAGTCTTCTGATACCTTTAAAAATTCTGCTATGTCTTTTGTTTGAGTGTCGATTTGCATTCAAAAAGTATAGCACACATCAACCAAATTTAGTAGTGATTATGTTACCTTCTACCTGATCATCTGGTGGCATTTCTTTTCTTACTAACATTCTTTGCACCCATCTGTCGGTGCCATCATACCTTGCTTGAAATGGTTTGCGACCATGAATAGCAGTAGAGTTATCTATGACTAATAGATCTCCAGTTTTTAAAACAATTTCTCTAGTACATTTTTTAATAGCATAATTCAGTTCTGCTAAGGCCATATTAGCGTACTCATTTATCCCGCGCATGAAAAAGTTGTCATATGTGATCGTCATCTTCTCGTCGACTTCAGAAAGGATCGGTATGATAAATTCTTTTTGTGGCTCACCTTGAGTCCTAAAACTATCATCAACTGCAGTTCTATACCAAGGTTGCTTTAATGATTTCACAACTTCATTAGAAAGTGATTCGATAATTTCGTTAACACTGGCGTAAGTAGTTGCAGCCTTATCATCACCCCTTAGACAGAGAAGTAATATATAATCTGGTTTATAGGGATGAAATGCGCTCTCTGTATGCAGTGCCAATTCTACCTTAGAGGAAGTAGATATTTGCTGTGCTTCTGTTTTGTGAACAGGAAGAATGTTTTGAATGAGCTGCCCGTTTTGTTCTTGAGCATAAGAAACAGGATAACCTAGTTGATGTGCGTAGTGTAATAAAGTTCTTGAAGATTCTTTTGAAGACTGCTCTTTAATCGAAGAAGCGAAAGGAGTAGCTGGAGTCTTGGGAACAAATCCAATTCCAACACCACCGTGCAGAAATATTCCTTTATCTCTAAGCATCACCCAGCACCTTGTGTAAAAGAAAGTAAAGTCTTACTAAATCTTTTTGAGAAATACTAAAAACAAAATCTTTATTCTCTCTAGTATTTACGGTAAAAGAATGGGCGTGGATTAGTTCACCTTCAGTGTTAATCATTTCCATAACTTGAGAAACATTAACCTGCTTTATCATCGGCATGTAGCCGCTATAGCTTTGTTCTTCAGTCATGCTACAAATTATAGCATATGTTGGTGTTGGTGTTACTTTTTCTTTTTAGCAGCTCTCATATTATCTATTAAATTAGGATATGGTCGACCTGCTGCTTTTGCCATTGCTTTTGCGGAAGCTTTTTTCTTAGGCGAAAGCTTCTTTGGCTTCTTGCTTGGACTAGGGGTATTCCAAACCGCTACTTTTTTTGCCGCCATTATTTTACTAATCCTATAATTAAAACCATTTGAATCAAATGAAGGGAAACGTATCCAAGGTGAATAGCAATATCTTTGTTAAAAGAATTTTTCTTATTTACACCTAAACAATATGTGCATGCGCCATCCAAATCATGGCAGTCTTCACAACAGTATTTGTTAATCATATTGAACCTATTTCTTCTTGCTTATTTTTCTGAGTGTCTTAGCAAGTGAAGCCTGCTTACGAGTAAGTGGGCTGTACTTACCTGGGTTCTTTGATACGGCAGCTGCCATACCTGCTACAGATTTGCCCGCCTTCTTAGCCTTAGCTGTGAAAGCTCCCGGTCTTTTAATTGCTCCAGCAATCCAGTTCTTATCTGATTTTTTACTTGCCATCTTTAACTTTTTCTCCTGTTTTAAATCTTACATCATCTATATCAAATCCACCTAATGCGTGATCCCTAATGTGAGTATCAAGCTTACTCTCTATTCTATCAACAGAATCATTTGTTTTGTCAATTGAGCGGCCAAGACTTTTTCCTAACTGTTGGATCATTGATACAACAGTTGCATGGTCTGCTTTGTTCTGCACCCATTCAGCCTTGGCTTCTTCGCCGCGCTTTTTCCCAGCCTTATATACAAATTGTAAATATGCTACTGCGATAAGACTACATGCTGTAATTAAAGCTACAATAATATTTTGCCAGTTAGTCATATCAGCTGCTGGTGTGATGAGAGTTTCAGATGCAAAAATCACTTAAGGCCTAGCAGTTCTTTTACCTTTGGTCCAACAACCGAATCTGCTGCTAGCTTATTGGCTACCTTGAATGCTTTTACAGCCTCTGTAGTGCCCTGGTTCATCTGTCCATCAATATTGCCCTTGTAGAACCCTTTGGCCTTTAGAGCCTCTTGTAGGGCTTTGTGGTCGTGAATAGGAGGTGCTGTGTTTAGGTTAGCCACTGGAGCAGCGCCGCCTGTAAATGCTGCAACTGCAGCTGGAACATTATCTCCTGATACATAACGCAAGTGCCATGGTTCTTCTGGAACTACTTCCCAGGAAAAACCAAAGTCTTTAACATTAGCTATTAACCAATTAAGGCGCTTAGGATTGCCAGCATCACTGACATCAACTGCAATTCCGTAAGTTATGTTGACTGGAGCCCGGAGCAGCCAAAGGAGCGTTGCCCTTCTTTAGATACCATTTTTTACCTTCATAAGTTCTTGTGCTTGAGCCGGCGATTTCTGCCAACTGATAGCGTTGCATAAAGCCAGCAAGTTGCTGCTCCAGAGTTCTATAGGTATCTCCGTGAAGAAGTCGGCTTTAGTTCAACGCCTTCAGCTTTAGCTTTCGCAACCATAGCTAACCATGCATTGGCAGCAAGTCTGTGTAGCTTTCCTCCACCTGGTATTGATACTAAGAGATTGGCTGGCAACTTACCGGGAGTTACTCCCTTTAAATCTGCGGGTAATTTAACGGGAACGATATAGTCCCATGCAACTTTGCTCATGATTGTCTCCTATAGAATGGGTAAAGTATATAGTAACATGTATAAAAAAAATCCCCACCTAAAAAATAGATGGGGATTTTAAAAAGTTAAGATTACTTTTTTACTGTTTTACCAGCGGAATTTTTAATTGGACGCTGTGCAATTTTTGCCTGACCAGTAGAAACCGTTGGCTTTGGTGCGCTTGTGCCCTTACCACCAGTCTTGATTACCTTACCGGTGCCAGCATTCTTGATTGGACGCTGTGCAATTTTCATTTGACCTGGTGTGACTGTTGGTTCTGGTGCACTGACCGAACCGCCGCCGCCCATCTTTCCTTTTGCTTTTTTCATTGCCATGGTATTTCTCCTTATATAAGTGTTTTGTTTTTCACGCCTGCAGGCTTGAAATCTATTTTGGTTTCTTAGTATATGCTCTTTGTATACCAGCATGTTGTTTTGGTGGAACCTTAGTTAAGGGTTCAATCCCAAACATCTTATGCCCTGAATAATGATTTAATGGTAAATCATCATCTTTATTACCTTTATGAGCTGGGATTTTTCCTGGTTCAACTGTATTGCTAACTTTAGTCTTTAGAGACCTGGCAGCATTTCCAACCCAGTTTATCCTTCTCAGCGCACTCATTATTTTTTGCGCTTTGAATGCTTATCTGTAGTATAAGCGGATGAAGCTGCTTTTTTCTTTGGAGCTGCTTTTCCACCATTAAACGAAGGTGTCATAGTTGCCTTGCCAGAAAGAATGGTAGTCTGCATAGCATGCTGATGCTTTCTTAAAGCTGGCTCTGCTGATTTACCTTTTTTAGCGGCCATTTTACTTACCCTTTTTCTTCTTAGCGATTGCAGCTTGAATAAATGGAGGTAACTTCTTTTGCGCTGAAGTCATTCCGCCCTTTGCTACTGGAGCCTTTTTCATTGCTGGTGCTTTCTTTTTCATTGCCATTGTAATCTCCTATTTGGTTTTATTTCTTTGAGAAATAGCTGTAGCCTTTTTCTTGGCGTCAGCCTTAGAGCTAGCGCCCCATGCCTTTAACGATAGTAACAGCCTTGTAGGTTTACCACTACTATCCTTTTCTGGACCGGGCATATTACCCATGCGCGCTAAGAAGGATGCGCGTCTTGGATTGTCTCCAGACTTTACTGGAGCTTTAAGATTCATGCCCTGCTTTTTAGCAGAAGCTCTACCCTTGGCGTTTAAGCCTCCTTTTGGATTCTTGCCCGCCTTAGTTTGCCATGCTGGTGATTTAGCCATTATTTCTTTTTTCCTTTTTTAACTTGTTTATGAGGGTGGTCCTTGTGCCACGCCTTAGCGGAATTTATACCTTGCTTTACTGTTTTAACTCCAGCAACCTTGGTTAAATCTGCTTTTTTCCAAGCACCTTTTTTAATACCCGGATGATTAACTATTATATCACCTTTTTTATCTTTGGAAATAACGTGAGTTACTCCGAGTAATTTTTGCCTTAGCCATTATTTACCCTTCTTTTTTGTAGAAGGTTTCTTTTTAATAGAGGTTTTTTTAACTGGTTTTTCTCCGGCTGCGATAATACCAGTCATCCTATTATTGGTTCCCATTCTAGGACCACTAACATATATGAAACTTTTCATTGCCATAACTATCTCCTAATCCAGGTATTATAGTACAGATGTTTTTACGAATTTATTACTATAGTTTTCTTCAGCAATATTTCTAGCGCATTTAAAGCTTTTAATTGAATTAAGCAATACGGCCTTTTCACTGTACCACATACTTGGAATAGTGTATCTATATCCGTCCACAACATTAGTTACACCATGCATGTATTTTGCGTTGCTGGGCCAGGTTATAAAATTTCCAGCCTTTGGTTTAATTATTATATCATATTCTGGGAAAAATAGTTCTCCGCCTGTATAGTTATCATTTATATAAAACACTGAAGAATAATCAACAAAGTCGTTTGGAAGAGAGTCTTCTGATTCTTCAACTTCCTGATTTTGATCAGTGACATATTGAAGACTTAAGAACCTACCATTTGCATGTTCGTTGTCTGCATGAACTTCTTGGTACTCACCTGGGGACCATTTCCTTATTGCTTCAGATTTTTTTGGCACTACCCTAGATCCATATGACCATTCTATTTGACTTTTAACTAAGCCTAATGCATCGGTAAATAGATTTAATATTTCTGGACTAGCGTTATAAAAATTAGTTTTTTGATCTGAATAATTTTCTACTTTTCCATTTCTATAAAAAGTACTACTAAACCATGTATTTTGAGTCTCACAAAAAGATAACATTTTTTTTAAATCTTCTTGAGAATAAAAACTATCATGAATAATGATATTACTTGACGAAGCCGGTGTCATGCTTTTACTTTATTTTTTTATCAATAACCTCTAGTAGGTCATAAACCTTTAACCAGATTTTCCATAGTAGTGTCATCATTTTTGATTCTCTTCTGGCGGCTTTGGTGTCTGACCATTTTTAAAAACTTTTCTAGCTTTTGCTAAAGACATAACTCTCCTGATATATTGAAAAAGACCCCCAGCTTGCTGGGGGTCTTAATCTAATTACTTGGTCTTCTTTACTTTTGTTTCGCTAGCTCTTGCAGCGTCTTCTGGACGTGGTCCAACCTTCTTGGCAGGAGCTTTCTTCGCAGGAGCTTTCTTAGCAGGAGTCTTTTGAACTTCTGCTACGACTTCCTCGGCTACAACCTTTGCTGCTTTAACGACAGCGTCCTTAGCGGCAGCAACTTCTGAGCTACCAGAAAGGATACTTTTAATTTTGTTAATTAACTTGCTCATTTTTTACCTCATTAGTTTAATTAGTTTGTTTTATTATAGTACAGTACCTGTATGATAAATGCAAATTATCTCGTCTGTTGAGACTCCTTAATCAGCTGATACCTCTCTCCCGTTTCCCTGGAAACTAAAGAAAAAGCTTCTGCTGCTGCCTCCTTAATGGCATTAGAAAAGTCCTCACTATTAGAAGGGTCTACCCCATTCATTGGCACTGTCAGACATGCCATTATATCCACGTTTTCAAAGTTACCAATATTTACTTTTCTACCAACGGCAACTGTCAGCACTGGTTCTGTAGTGACAACCACTCTTTGATGTGTGGCAATAACTGCATCCATAACTGGGTTTACAGATTGTTCAACAATACTCTCATTTATTTTTGGCATTACTCTCCTAGTGTTTCTATTTTATTTTTGACTAATTGTAGCGTAGCTTTTGCTTGATCTTCTATCGATAGATTATCAGTGTTTATAATGAACGTAGATACTTCTTTTACTAAATCAATTTCTTTTTCAGAATTATGATTTAGTTGTTCATCAGTCATAAATATACCATCTCTTTTAAAGATTCTATCTCTTAGAACATCATCAGAAGCTTCGTATGTAATAATCATACCATTAGGTTGCTTTAATATTGATTGAGCCTCATTAATAAAACGTACATCAGAAATAATAACACAAATAGGTGTATCTTCATCACCATCTTCTTTTCTTATTTCATTAATATTTTTTCTATATAACTCCATGCTCTTCATGACCGCCCAGTGACAGAAGCATTCTGAATAATTTTCCCTGCAAATATCTCCTGCTGTCTGCAAGAAAGTTCTTGGCTTAATGCCTTCTTCCTCTATCGGAAGATCATAAATATTTTTTACCTTTTCTACAAATTCTTCATAAGGAGGTATTGTACCTAGCGCTGTTTTTCCATATATCTCAAACAGTACTTCATGAATAGAATATAATTTTCTAGACTTAGCATTAAAGCCTTGTATGTTTTTCTTTATAGAAGCTAACTCATAAAGAGGAAGAGCGTGAAATATGTGTTCCCACACAATCCCAGAAGAAGTTGTTTGCATTGAACCCTTTGGGCACAATGCTTCGGCTGCAGATGTTTTACCGCTACCAGCGCGTCCTGCTAAGCCTAAAATTATCGGATTACTTTTTGAATATTTTTTCTGCATTGGGTAATTATATCACAGGTTTTTTTGATTTAGCTTTTCTTTCCTCTAACTTATCCAAGAATTCATTGCACAGCGCATCGGGTTCCCAAACAAAACTTCTCTCAACCTGAACTACTTTAAAATTAAATTCATCTTTTATATCTTCTATTGTCATGAGCAGTGGTGTCAGAGAGTCGTGTTTGCATTTCCATTTACCGCTGATGTGGTTAGCTACAACAGCTGAATCAGTATATATAATTGGATCGTAGAATTCACCCATTGAACATATAAGCAGTCCGGATATTACAGCCTCGTACTCTGCTTCATTATTAGTTCTTGGACCTAAGCCCCTAGCAAACTGCGCTATTTTTTTTCTATTCCTATAGACAGATACCGCGCAGGCTGCTTCTCCAATTTTCTTTTGACCTTGACCCCTTGATGCACCATCGCAAAATACTTCTATTATCATGGTAGATCAGTTTACTTATCATCTACGCTTACATCTGTTTCAATACCCAAACTCTTTATTCTATCTTTAAAGTTTTTCAATTGAGTTTGACCATTTATTATGTAAGTAGAATTAAGTGTATATCTTTCTTTCTTGTGCTCAATTTGAGTCGGGTAGTCTAAGGTATCTCTAACTTTTGAATAAAATTCAGTGGCTGAATTAACTGATTTATAATGAGCTATGTACAAAGTGATTCCTCAAACTTTTAGTAGGTGTTAAAATCTTTATCATTAAAATATCCCTTTTCTTCCCTGGCAGAAGCTACCTGCATAGATTGTATCTTGTCGATTAATTTCCTAGAAGATTCGGATGCTATCCTAGCTGCAAGCTCCATAGACTCAGCTAAGTTTACTATAGCCTCTGCCGTTATTAGAGCAGTGTATTCACTCTCTGCGGCTTCTAAGGCATTAGCTTCGCGCTCAGCCTCATTCTTTCCGACCCTATTTGCTTTGTACATCTTCTTATAACTTCCTTCTATCAACTTATATTGAGCTCTAGCCATCCCAGCTAATCGTGCAACTCTTCCATAAACATTTGAAGTTCTTGCAACTAATGAGGCCATTTCGTGAATTCCTAAATCTAATGTATCTATATCTGGTATAGATACGAAATATAAAGAATTGCTACTATCTGTAGTATAGGCTGAAATAATTTCCTCTATCTGAGGACCTATAAACGATATTAATAATTCGTTCATTTTCTGTAAAGATTGAAGGTTCATTGTCTACCTATCTGAAGTTGATTTCATCTCGCATCTTAGATTCTATCACAAGATTGGTTACCTTTGTCCTTATTTTACCTAAATGTTCTCTCACTGTATTGGGATGTTCTGATATTTTTTTACTTATCTCACTAGATCTTAGGTCATCTATGTATCTCCACTTGAGTAGCTGCCTTTCCTGCACCGAAAGGAATATAAAAGGTTCTGCACATGTTTCGCCAAGTACCCAAAACTCATTAATATCTTCCGTGGAAAGAAACTCTTCCATCTCTCTCTCTTCTGGTGGAGCTTTAAAGCCCACTTGCTTTTCTCCATTTTCTCCGTCGTCACTTGAATCATCACTTAAGAGAGGAAAACTCTTTCTTCCTAATTGATCTATTAAGAATGTATCAACATTCTTTTTAAGGAGATAAAAAAAATAACTATACAAGAACCCGGCTAAATGGTATTGGTCCTTTTTCGGAATCTTTTCTTTGATACCTACCTATACACTGAAAGAACGTCATGTCTACGGTTTGTCTGACATCTATTTCTTCCCCATATCTTTTTGCCATATATACTATACCGTCGTAACACTTCATTTACGTGCTTGTATCCAGGTTGATTAAGCTTATTTTTCATAAGAGCAAATCTAACATAAGAATCTTTTACGAATAAAGACGTGAACCTTCTTATATCGTAGTCGTTCAGGTTGTATTTACCATAATACAATAGTGTTGTATACTTTGTAAGAAAATTATTAAAAACTTTTAGTAATTCTTTTTTAGCTCTTTCGTCTCCGCCTTTAGCTTTGGCTATAAGCGCTTGCATTTCCTCCTCTTCTAAATTATAATACTGTTCCTTGTATGCTGCCATGATTACTTACCTTCCCAAATTGATATTTTATCAGAGTAAAAACTTCTAATATCTTCATAGAAGATTACTCTTGGTATCTCTAGTTCAGCTGCGAAATTTTTACCGTCAGTTGAATACTTGCTTATAATAAATGTGAGTTTGTTAAATTCAGATTCGTAATATCTTTTAAATCTTTTTATTTTTGTCATACTCTTTGCATCGAGATAGCCTTTGAGTTCTACCCAACTAGAATCTTTCTGCATAAAGAAATCAGGAGTGTACCCCTTAGTTCCGTTTCTTAATTGGAAACGCAAAAACAGTTGGTTCAAAATCAAACTTAATTTTATACGCTGTTAAAATTCTTGCAAAATTTGCTTCCCAATTAGATCTCAATGTTAAACCTAAATCTTCCCTAAACCCAGTTTTTGTATGCTGGTAAGCGTTACCTCTTTTAACGCTCGTAGTCTGCATAGAATCGTGGTCTGGTATAATAGTTTTTATTTTACTAAAATCTGGATGATTTTTTAATGGAGAAATTTCCAAAAAGTATTCCTCCGGCTTGACAATGTTGAGCTCTTTCATGGTATCCTTTAGATCTAAACTAATCTACTCCATTATAAATTATAAAAAGTAAAAAAACAAAAAACCTGTAAGGGTTACCAAATACAAGAAAACGGAGTACAAAAACATGAATACATTAAACACAGTAATTGATAGTATGTTGATCGAGGTTAACGAAGAGATCATTTCAGACCTCGGTAGACTCGGATACTCACGCACTGAAGCCACCAAGGTAGTCAGTGAATTCAGCGATTTCGATCTCATCGAAGACGCTGCACTCAATCCAGTATCAGCATTCTAATAGTCAATACCTAAAAAGTAATTAGCCAGGGCTTTCGCCCTGGCTTTTTGCTTTCTAAGATTAAATTAATTACTAAGCTTTTGCTAGTTTTCTAGCTCTAAATACACCAGTTCCACAAGCACCAGATTTAGCAAAGTCGCAGAACGTGCAGACGCGCTCATTCTTTGTAGGTAAGAATGCTGAATCATTTATGATTGAGTCTAGAGTTGATATTAAATTAATTTTAATATTATTAATATCGTCTTTAGTAAAGAGGTGACCTTTACGCCTTCCGAGATCTGAGATAATACAGCTCTGCGTATATGTTCTTATCTGGATACAGATAATCAACTGCCATTGCGTAGATACCTAATTGCAAATTGGTTGGTATATCCTTCGGTGATACTTCCCATTTTCCAGTTTTATAATCTATAATCTTAACACCGTCTTCGCCCCAAAAATCTATTCTGTCTATGTAGCCAGATATTAAATAGCTACCTAGAACAAATTTAAAACCATATTCTTTATGAAGGACATCGAATTTAGTCTCAGCATACTGGTCAAAGAACTCATCTAGTATTTCTTTCCCTGCGTTAATTAACTCGGGTTTAATTTTATTATCTGGATCTTGAGTTGTTATCTCATTAACATATGCTTCTTGCAGTTTTGCAAAATCTAATAGATCAGTTGCACTTACATTGTCTTCTAATACGGAGTGTACAATATTTCCCAGCACTGCTGCTTCACCAAAAAGACGTGGTTCTTTTTGTATATATGTATAAAAGTATTTCGAAGGACACATTTTATATGTATCCATTCTTGAATATGAAAAATCAGTTAAAGATAATCTTTCAAAATCACTTACATCTTCCAAGTTCCTAATAGTTAATTTCATTAGTCTTCAATTCCATCCCCGTAAGGATCTTTGTTCTCGAATATTAAATTTCCATTTGTATCGTATTCATTACCTAATTCATCAAGGGTATTACCAGTGTAGATATTTTTGTATCTACCCTCGCCAAGAGTTGCCCAACCACTTGTTCCCAACTCCATTTGATCATCTTCGTTATATGGCCAAGACATCATCTCCTCCTTCCGTAAGGGAAATAACAGTATTGTTTACTGAGTCTATATTAAAATAGTAACTCAATAATCCATGTAAGTCTGATAACTCTTGAGCTGTTGCGTTAAAGCCGGCAACTCCAGACTGGATAAAATAGCTAGGTTCATCTGTATTGTATTCTATTAATGCTATGTTATTAAGTAGCATTCTTCCTATTTCGTGCTTAATCATATTAGTCTTCCTCGTATATCCCTATAGGATTCCAGTTTGGATCATCCATTTTTTCTCGCATATCAGCAACGTAGGAGTCCCAATCTCTTTCGTCCTCTGACTTCTTATCGTATTTTACTTGACCCTTAAATGGGTTTGTCTTAAAGCGAGTCATAATAAGCTTACCCTCTTTTGTTCTCCATCTTAATACTCCATTCTTGCAGTCGCAAAAATCCTCTGAGTGTGGATCAGTCTTACCCATAGGATCATACCTGCCGCTACATGAATTGCATTTAGTATATCTGCCCTTATCCTGACATCTATTGCATGATGAGCAGAATGTCCAGCATGGTTTAGTAGATGGATTCTGATATGTTCCTGGTAGTGTCATTTCTTAGCTCCGTATGTTTATATATTTTTGTAGTTTTTCTTCTATTTTTAATGAAGTAGATTTTTTAAACTTAAAAGTTACCCTCTTATTACTTTCTGTATAAGTTAAATATACATAAGAGGGTCCATTAACATTTTCAATTATATCATATATACCCTGCACAACCTCTAGGTTAGGTAAGTCTTTGACCTCTAACATAATTGATTTACTACCTATTGCCTTAGATGTATCTATCTTTTCACAGGAATTATAGAACATCTTTACAATTGCAGACTCCTCTTCGTTTTCTCTATTTATTGTTCCCGATATAATGACTACATCACCCTCGTTAAAAAAATCATCACTTATAGTTTTTGATTCTCTAGGAAAAATGATTACTTCTATTTCACCAGATAAATCTTCTACTAAAAGACGAAACATCTTTTGACCTTTTTTAGTTATCATTCTCTTCACTGCTGTTAATATTCCGCCAACTTTAACATTTGCACCGTTGCTTATTTCTATAATATCTATTATTTCACCAGTTACATTAGGTGCTATTGTTGTCCACATGCCCTCTATGGGATGCTTTGATACGTATATTCCTAGTTCAGCTTTTTCTTTTTCTAATAATTCTAATTCTTTTTTTCTTGTTAAATCACCATCATGAGAAACTGTAAATAACTCATCAAGAGCACCAGCATAGGCTAAATGTTCTAGCGTAGATTTCTTTAGAGTAGCTGGGTCACATCTCCTAAAGAAATCATAGATACTAGAGTAAGGATTCTTTTCATCCCTACCTAAAATGATTGCTTCAGCTATGGATTCACCAATTCCATTTATTGCAGATAGACCAAAGATTACTTGAGAGTCACTAAGTACATTAAAGTCTTTACCAGATTTATTTAAAGAAGGTGGCAGTACTTCAATATCTAATTTTCTACAGTCAGATAAGTAAGCTGCTAACTTCTCTTTATTGCCAACCACAGAAGACATAAGTGCAGCCATATATTCTGCTGTATAGTGAGCCTTTAGGTATGCTGTAATATATGAAACCATCGCATAGCTTGCGGCGTGTGCTCTGTTAAAACCATAACCACCAAAGTATTCAATATCTGAATAAATTTTATTTGCTTTATCTTCATCTAGATTGGAATGCTCTATGCAGCCTTTTACGAAATTAGTTCTAATCATTGCGATTTTATCCATAAGTTTTTTACCGATAACTTTTCTAAGGTCATCAGCTTCAGCAGAAGTAAATCCGGCTAACTCTCTGGCTACACCAAGAACATCTTCCTGATAGAGCATGATACCTAGTGATGGTCCAAGAACTTTTTCCAGTTTAGGGTGTTCATAAGATACATGGCTTCTCCCATGCTTTCTATCGATATATTCTTTATCCATACCAGAACCCATCGGACCTGGACGATATAGTGAGATAAGAGCCATTATATCTTGGATGTTTTGCGGCTGCATTTGCACCATTAATTCACGCATGCCAGCGGACTCAAGCTGAAAGACACCCATTGCCTTACCTTGACATAATAAATCGTAAGTCTTTTTATCATCTATCGGTATGTCGTTTACGTCTAATATAATTTGTCTATGCTGTTTAACTAGCTTGATGCAAATATCTATCACACCTAGGTTTCTTAAACCAAGAAAGTCAATCTTTAATAGGCCGCATTGCTCTACTCGACCCATGTCCCACTGAGTTACAACAGGCTTATCTACGCCCTTTTGCATTGTAGGAAGATAGCTTGTTAAAGCTTCTTTGGATATAACAATACCAGCTGCGTGGATACCAGTCTGCCTCACTAGATTTTCTAATCCAAAAGCTGTATCTATTATTTCTTTTGATAAAACATCAGTATTATAGAGGCTTGCAAACTCCTGCACCTGCATGCATTCTTTTAATGACTTAGAAACACCTAGTACCGGAGGAGGTATTAGCTTAGCTACTTTGTCTCCAACTGTAAAGTCATGACCTAGGGCTCTAGCTGCGTCTCTAACAGACTGCCTAGCGCCAGTTCTGTTGAACGTACAGATATGCGCCACTTTATCGTTACCATATTTAGTTCTAGCGTAGTCAATAACCTTATCTCTGTGTCTATCATCAAAGTCTAAGTCAATATCTGGCATTGACTTTCTTCCTTCGACCAAGAATCTTTCAAACATAAGACCAAATTTAATTGGATCTAGATTTGTAATATCGAATGCATAGGATAAAATACTTCCAGCAGCTGATCCTCTTCCCCAGCCAACTCTAATGTCATTTTCTTTAGCCCAACGAACTAAATCTGATACGACTAAGAAGTATTCAGGAAACCCCATTTCTTTCACTACTCTAATTTCATAGTTAGCTCTTTCTATGATGTGATCAGGTAGTGGATTACCATATCTATTCTTTAAACCTTCCCAAGCTAGTCTTTCAAAATAATCTGTAGATGTTTCTTTAGTTGGTATAGGGAAGTTTGGAAAATGTATTTCGCCAAATTTTAAGTTAAGATCTATCATGTCATTTACATGCATTGTATTTTTTAAATATTCATCAGAAAATACAGAAGACATTTCGTCATAAGATTGAAGATAAAATTTATCTTCAGAAAAAGAAAATCTGTTAGGAGTATGCACGTTACAGTTTGTTGCTACACATAACATTACATCATGAGCGTGAGCATCGCTTTGGTGCACGTAATGGCAGTCGCCAGACGGCACTACTTTAGCCCCAATTTGATTGGCTATTTTAATAAGGTCAGGAATTATTTTTATCTGTTCTTCTATCCCATGATTCATTATCTCTATAAAATAATTTTCCTTGCCAACTATCTCCTGCATCGCCCCAGCATGCCTTAATGCGGTGCTGTAGTCGTTTCTAAGCAGCGCTTGTGATACTTCCCCATTCAGACACCCAGAGAGGACTATAATCCCCTCAGAATGCTGGGCGATTAAATCGTGGTCAACCCTAGGTTTAACATAATAACCTTCAGTAAAAGCTCTAGATGATATTTTAATTATATTATGATAACCAATATTGTTTTTAGCTAAAATCGTAATATGATATGGTCCTCTTTGTTCCCATTCATTCTTAGAGGGACCGGATCTTTCTTCATCATCTCTATCAAACCTAGTCTTTCTTGCCTGATACATTTCTGAGCCAAGAATAGGCTTTACCCCAGAAGCCATACCAGCATCATAAAAATCTAACCATGAGTGTATGTTGCCATGATCGGTAGTGGCTAAACCTGTCATGCCTAAAGACTTAGCTCTTGATAAATATTCTTCTACGTTACCATGGCCATCCAACATGGAAAATACGGTATGGTTGTGAAGATTTGTCCAATTTTTCACTTAAGTCCTCTTTTAATATTTATTTGATTCAATACATCATCTCTATCACGTTTATAACAAACCGTTACCACACCCTTACAATATCTACATACTGCTGGCAGTCCGGCTTGAGCAAAAGAACTGTTGTGCATGTGTCTATCTGTTTGTTCCGTTCCACAGTCGGTGCATAATCCGATTACGTCATCATTGTCATCTTGCATTACTCCTCCTTTCTCGTTGCGGATTTGTAAGCAAATCGAACTGGTGATGGAGAAGATTTTTCTTGAGTCTCTATAAACCTATCTCCAACCTTAACCCACTTGTTTTTCTTCTCAAGAGAACAACTGCCACACCCTACGCCAACTGCATTAGCTCTTTCACAAGTATAAGGCCTCCCACCTATGCCTAATTCTCTTCTTCTCACCCAGTCATTTATATGAGCTTGTGATTTACTTGGGTTATAATCTTCGCAGTTACCTAGTATCTCATGTAAATAGTTAATTGATTCTTCGCTATATGTTAATATGGAACATAAGAATAATCTGGCTTCGTGTTCTAGAAAGTGAGAATTCTCAGCCTGTTCATGCAGTCTTTTTATTGATGGACACTTTATCCAAAGTGTTTCTTTCTCAAATATTTTTTGATTCTGATCAAAAGACTTCAGGTTAGAAGAACCAAACTTATTAAAATGTTGTAGTATATCTTTTGGTTTATTCTTGTCTTCTTCCATTTGATAGGTGAACTGCCTATACCATTCATTTGCCTTAAAATCAAAAGACTGTTCAACTACATCAAACAACTGTGGCTCACTTGAGTAAGCAATAATCTTATCTATCCCAGATAGGAATATATCCTTTGGCAAGAGAGTTTTAAATAGCTTTGTTGCCTGATGTAATGATCCAGGCATTCTCCACATTCTTCTCATGTCGTAAACGCTAAAGTCCATTGAGGAAATAGATAGATCTTCTTTTAGCTTATTCGCTATATATCTAAAGACTTTTGGCAATTCGTTTGATGGATTGATACCTAAACCGATTGCTTCACATTCTATGTGAAAACCTTTTTTTCCAGTAAAATAAACTAATAGTGATTCTTGCGGAATGTACACAGACAGATAACCATATAGTCTTTGCGCTTCTTCGTAACACAAATTCATATTTTCACTATCTAAGTCAAAATATAATGACCCTAATCTAATAGCCTTGTTTATGTCAGCAGCATTAAAGTGCCAGATAGATGTATACAGTCCAAGGTTATTGTGCTTTTTCCTATACTGATCTATGTTTTCCATTTCATAGAAGACTGGATCATCACCATTTTTATCCCTGATCACCCTATCCAGGTTGGGAACATATCTAGCGACTTCGACATATTTCCATTGAGAAATAAATTTATCTTTATCTAAAGGAAGTTTCATGGTATATGTATTTTACCACTATCCATTTCCATATGCCAAGCTACTAGTCGATTGTGTTCCAAAATATTTTCATTATTAGATCTGTAGTATATTGATTCTTTGATAAGGAATTCTAAAGACTCATTTATATACGCTCTAACATGCATCTTGTCTGGATTTTCTATTGTCATTTGTTATCACTAATTTCAACAATTGTATGCAGTTTTGAGGCGACGTTGTCTGACAAGTGCACTATCATATCCATGTAAGTACTAGGTACAGTTTCCGGAATAGGAGACCATGGACCAAGGTGGCATCTTACCAATCTAAGTATTGACTGAACAGTTTCTTCATCTAAAAAAAGAGTAGATGATGCGGATTCTGAACCATACTTTTTATCATTGTCTTGACACTTTTTAACAAAAGCTCCAACTGTATACGGATGCATTGGGTCGTAGAAGAAATCTTCTTTACTATCATCATGAGCTATACCCTTAGTCACATCATGCAATAAGCATGCTGCGTACACTATGTCTTTTTCGTGCGGAAGTAATCCATAGGAATCGCATATAACCTTAGAGACTTTGACAACCCTCTTTGTATGAAGAACGTTACCACCAGTACCATGCTCATCAGCTGGATGATATTTACCTGAAAAACTAGATGGTATTTTCCAAAATGTTTTTGCCTGAAGTAAAACTGATCTAACAAATAGTCTAATTTGTTGACTAGCAATAAGATTAATTTCCTCTATAAGAGGAGTTAATAACTTATCTTCTTCTTCATTTGGCTTGAATGAAACATCTTCATTTAATAACTCATCTAATATACTTTTTTTACTCATAATCTGAATCCCAATTTAGTTTTTCTTTTAAGTAAATTTGATACTTTTCATCTATTATAGATTTTAAATATTCATAAGGAGTTTGTTTATTTTCTTTTGCAAGTGTAAATAAACTTTTAGATACCTTGGTTTCAAGTATAACACCAAATCTATTCGTCTGCATCTTTTGACCAATTTGACCACTTAGAACAAGGTTTATCAAACGGACATTTCTTGCAATACCAGGTCAACCCTCTTCTTGGAATAAATTTTTCTGCTTGCTCTAATTCATCAGCCCAAAATCTTAAAGAATCAAGATCTTCTTTTGTTATTTCAAAATCAACAAAAGAAACTTTGGACGTTAATAAATCTATGTAACCAAAAGATGCTTTAGAAATTCTATCACCATGCTTTACCGCAAACGCATTGTACATCGTAGCAAAGTTTACTTGATACATATATTGGTGACTATTCTTATAGTTAAACATTATCTTAATAACATAATATTTATTATTCTTATAAAGGATTATATCAAATTTGTCTTTTATCTTAACCTTTGGGGTGACTGGCATAATGCAATCTTCATTTATTGCAATCGGTATGTATTCTTCGTCTGAAAAGTTTTCATAGAAAGACAATAAAGCAGAGGCGGCTTTAGTCGTAAGGCTAGCGCTGTTTCCATATGCGCTTTCGTGTTGCTCTGTCATGATATCATACGATGAAACATTATCGGCAAACCAAAGCTTTTCCCACCTATTCAAAAGTGATGCATATGACGGTGTGTAGCCACCTTGTTTCTTATAAAAGAAGTAATATATAATTTCTTTTAAAGTATTTTCAAATCTAATAGACAATAGATCCCTACCGCCTATTGACTCTGGTAGTTTTTGATTATATCTATACTCGTAAAGTAATGAGCAGGTTTGAAAGTCCTTTAGGGATTCTGGTGTAATTAATTTCATTAGTTAAAATCTCCATTGTTTAATAAGTCATCTAAAATTGATGAGGCATCATAGGATCCGGGTGTAACCATTTCGTACTCTACGTAAGACTTTTTGGAATCGACATATCTAACCAGTGGTGGCTCATAAGAAAATGTTGAACCAGTAATTCTATTCTTTGGTATCTGTAACTGCATTACATTTTCATCTTCCGAATCATCACCACTAACTAATTTTTTTTCTGTGATAAATATAGTTACTGCACACTTTTGCTGTATAGCTAGAGAACCACCAGTGTCTGACTGCATGACTATTTCTCTTTTTTCCTTCATTCTATTTGAGTTTTCTTGTGCAGTGATTATCAATACGCAGTTCATGTCTCTAGCTATTTTTTCAAGACGAACCATCATTTCTTCAAATTCACCCCATCTAGCTTTACCCTTAGATCTAGTAAACATTGATTGGATAGTGTCGATAACTATGACGTCCGGCATGTGTTCACCCTGGATTAGGATGTCTCTTAGCCAGCTTTCTAGGTCCTCAAAATATGGAGTATCTGGATCATGCTTGACCATCAGACGATCACCCCATTCGGTTAACTTATCTGTAAAAGTTTTAATATGTTTATTTTTTTCTTCTTCAGACCATTTATCAACTTCTGAATAAACGTTCTTGCCAGTTATCTGAGTCATCAATATACGTTCCCAGTGATTTCTAGCTTCTTCGAAGTTTATGTATAAAGCTTTATATCCAGAATCTAACCAGTTATTCACTAGGCATTTAGCAAATGTGCTCTTGCCCTTTCCAGAGGCTGCTATGATCGCATGTACCGCCCCCTTAAAGAAGCCTCCCTCATTAGTGTACCCCATTGCCCTATTCAAAGACTTAAACTGAGTTGGCAAGAAATCCGGAGTATCTAATAGCGAGTCAATCTTTTCTATTATTTGGTTAGCTGTTACAACTCCATCAAGCGGATCATAGCTAGCGCTGTTCTCTAAGTCATTAATGAGATTGGAAATCTCAGACATTCTAGCAAGATCTTCGTCGGTTTTTATACCCTTTTGACTTATGATTATCTCTAACTCTTTTAAATAATTTTTCTGTTTAATCTTATTATCTTTGTGTTTAAGAACCTGAACAACAGCTTCAGGGCTAGCCAGCTGCATATCAGAGAGGACGCTCATAAGAGCATTAACTCCCTCGTCTCCATTGAGCGCCTCAAAGACACGGCTTTCTAGCTGTATCCAATTCTTAAATACTATTGGATCGACTATATCTAGATCTGTACTAGAAACATATGACAAAAGAGCATTATAGAATTCATGAACACCGTGTTGATTATCGTTAATCCCAACAATCTGTGGATCTAGATTATCTTTAAAGTAAGATATTGCTCCCTTTTCTCTAAATGAAAGAGCAAATATCTGATACTCAATTGGTTGAGTTACGGGAGAAGATTCAATATCACTCATGATTATCTCTTCTCTTTTTCATTTTTTTATATGTCTCTTTCTTTCTTTCGTTGTATTGCTTTTTTCTATCCTGATAAAATTTATTTTGAGTAATGCTCTTCTTATTCGTTTTTACATTCTCTGGAACATGGGGACTCAATCTTATTGCTTGCAATAGTCTATCATAGACAGCTTGTTCACTCAGTTCATCGTTGTATCTAAATACAACTAATGTTATTCCCTCTTGTTTGCAAAGTTCTAATTTTCTTTCATCTCTTTTTTGAGCCTGAATAAAATCATATTTTGATTCAAAAAATCTTTCAGTATAATAGAAGTGTTGTCTACCGTGAAATTCTGCACCTATTTTATATTCCTGACAGTATACGTCTATCTTCAAACGCTCACCTACATGATGTTCGTTTATGATCTTTTGTCCAGGAAAAAGCTTTTGCATTGCCTGAGTAAGTGCAGCTTGACCTCTTGATGTTTTTTTCTTTTGTTCTTTAATCCAAGAAAGACCAAGTGAATTAATTTTTTTATTTAACTGAGCAAATGAATAACCAAGTTCTTTGGCTATAGCTGAAATAGTTAGATCTGATTCAAATAAAAGATCTATTAAAAATAGATCATCCTCTTTGTCTTCAATCTGTTTTTTCATTTTGGGAGATCCTATTGCTAAATCTTGCTCGAGCAAAACCGATTACCTTCCCAAAATCTATTATAGAAAAATTTAATTCATCCCATATCTTACTTGCTAAAGCAGCAGAAAGTAGCGGACAATCCAAAATGACTGTATCAACTTTACCGGTATAGGTTTTCAAAGTTTCGATTATAGAATCTAACTTATCGTAATAATCATTATATGGAACATAGATTGTTTCCACAGGTGATCCTAAAACTCTTGTAATTACTTTTCTGTCATGAAAGGTAACTACAACATATGGAGTATTTCTTATGTAAAAATCTACAAAAGATGTAAAAGCTACTTCATTATTATTAAAGTAATTTTCAAGTGTTGTTGAGTTGTAGTATGTCTGATTGGAATCCACTTTTGAATAATCTAATTCATTATCTGAATCATTAGAGTTCACGAAAGCTAATGGTATCCCTTTCATAAAATTCTTATCATTAATACTAAATGATTTACTTATTGAATCACCAAAGTCTTTAGAGGCCTTCTTCATATCTGAGCTACCCATAGCAATGAGTGCTGATCGAGGAAAGTTAACATAAGCAAAGCGTTCTTTAGATAACATTTTTAATGTTAGCGACTGAATCGTTTGTGCGTGTGTTGCAATTCTAATATCTTTTTTCATTTTTTCTACCTTAAGAAATTTCCCCAGTCAATTAAGACTGGATTTGGGTCTATTATTGAGTTGATATGATTTAATGCGTGAAATTCTCCACCGTCTAAAGTCGAATACCTTTGATGCTTAGAGATCTTATCCTCATCTCTTACGTATCCAAGATGTTTCATGACTAAACCTGAGTCAATCCAGAAGTTTCTTTGTCCAATCCAGTCAACTACATATGTAGGTTCTGAACCACAGGCTAATTTCCTATTAGCAAAGCCACCATTTTCTTTAAATCTGAAGATTCTACTGCTATTATTTGGAGCCCATAGCTTATCTGTGCGCCATTGATTCTCGTTCCACATGTGGTAAAAGCGAACATTGGCAACGTCGTAAGGCGAATTTGATAGAACAGATGAGATATCAAGATTATCTATATCGTTTTTATTATACAGCATTTCGTCACAATCGATTGCCACAATCCAGTCACCAAGTTTTGCATGCTGGCACATGTTGGACCAAGCAAAAGCTCTTAATTGACCCTCATGTTTTGTAAACAGTTGCTCTGGAGTTGAATAAACGTGACAATATTTTTCTGCTATTTTAGCTGTGTTATCAGTAGAGCAATCATCGGTAAAGACAATACCATCTACTTGCTGTGAAAGCCTTTCTAGAACTTCTTCTAGAAATCTTCCCTCTTCATTTCTGCCCACCATTTGAGCGTATATCATATACTTTCCTTAAGGTTTATAGAGGGTAACACTAAGTGAATAGTGCTACCCTCTAGTTAATAGGATTCTTAGATCTCCAACATTTCTCGGACTTCTACAGCCGAGATTCGATCTACGTTAGTCTTACTGGTGATAACTTCGCCCTTAACGCCACGACGTCCAAGGACTACCTTTTCAGCCTCTGACTTATTCTTGGCCTTAACAACATAAGAAGTGGTTACTTCAAAATAGTTGAACTTATTTTCTGCCATATTATTTCCTTTATTTAGTTGATGGATATGTATTAGATATATATTCTACAGCCTCTTCAAGAGTATCTGCAACTTTTGTGGCAAGAAACTTAAGATAAATTCTGTGCTGTATATCTTGATGAGCCCAAACAATTACTGGTTGATTATTTAGATGCGCCCAGGTCATCTCAAAGTCTGTTCCAATGTACGCCCTATAGAGTAATGTATATTCTACTAAAATAATATCACAACTTTTTTGCAAGAAAAGATTTTTGTCTACTATTTCTTTTGGCTGGCAATCTTCCTCTTCTAGGGCGTAGTTCATTGGATTAACCGCCTTAAAACCCCTATGATCTAGAAGAGACGTCGCCTCATTTCTCCAACTATATTTAAAGTCAGATTGGATGTCTTCTATTGCTCCTGATAAGAATACTCTAGTTTGCATTTTTAATTTCCTTAAAGAATGTTGCTGATATTATTTTAATTCCACTTATAATTTCTTCTGCTCTATGAATTAAAT